AGGTGACTTTGACATCGGCGGAATTGTCACAGGAATGGCTGACTACATCGGTCAGAATGCCGCGACCTGCTTGTATGTATTTACCGACTATTCGACGATCACGCTGAAAAGCGGAATCCTTGACAGAGCGACTTGGGGTATCACTCCAAACTTCCAGTCAGTTCTATACCCATCTCTTGGGTGCGTTTCAGGCAATAGCATTGCATTCCAAGCTGGTCTGATGTGGTGGTACTCTCAGGGAGGTCTGGTCGCCGCAGATGTCGCCAAGACAAGTAACCTGTCCAGCCAAGTCCTGTATAAGGATGTCGAGATGGCAAAGGTAAAAAGGCTCCTGTCATCCGATCTGAGCGGAGTTTGCGCGGCTTCGTTTGAAAACTACCTGCTGTACTCAGTTCCATATCTTGAGCCAGTAAACAGCGAGACGATGGTGCTGGATTACTCAGTCGCATCTGAACTTTCTGATGGCAAGCCGCCAGCATGGTGTGGAGTCTGGAATGGCATTAGGCCGCTAGTATGGTCTGCCGATATTATCGAAAATGAGAACCGCCTATTTGCATTCTCCATCGATTACGCGCCAACCAACGATGGTTCATTCAATCACCTGTGGGAGGCATTCATGCCAGAGCGTTATGACACCTACCTGCAAATCAATCAGGATGGAACGACGACTGACTTCGTAAACAGGATCTATTGCCAGATGGAGACCGCGCTCATGGGCGACGAAATGGATTACAAACAGATGGCATTCGGTGAAATCGACTGCTCGCAGATTGCTGGCACAACAGACGTCAGGGTTTCTTATCGCGGAACCAGAGGATACTACCAGACCATTCTTTCCACGCGCCTGCTCGCTGTAAATGATCCATACCAGTACAGCACAAGCCCAAATGCCGCTGAGATTGAAAGCCTTGGATTCCTCCAAACTCAGTATCGACGACTTACAACGGAAAATGTGCAACGAAGCACACAGGTAGCTTCATGCGAATCGAAATACACGGTGGATGTGGACAAGGCGTTCAGCTTCCTAATCGAATGGTGTGGTCAGCTTGGAGTTGACGCCCTCCGTATGTACATGGATGAATGGCCTGACAAGTCTGTAGGACTTCCTAGTAGCGACGAGACTCAATGGTGCGTTGTTGGAGAGAACGGATCATCAATCGCGGTAACGCTAGCCGCGCCTCCTGAAGAAAGCGCAGGCAATGTTGTAAACACATGGTCTAGCACACAAACCGCTACAATTACATTGCCAGCAACTGGCACAAGCCCATCGGTATCCGCGACTGCTACGGCCTCCTACACTTCGTACATTTCTCCAGCCGACGCTCAGTCCAATGCGTTCACGCTAGCCCAGCAGGAGGCTACAAACGCCGCCAATCAGTATCGGAAGGCCAACCCATAAGAATATGCCAACGATCACTCAAGCCAGCGTCCCAATTACCTCATACGCAAAGCTGTTCATCAGCCCATACGGAAATGATGGAATTGTTCCGCTGTATTCTAGCATTCCACTGAACAATCAAACAACTGGAGATTGCTTACCTTGTGTATTGTGTGGTAATTCAAATGTCAGGCAGTCTGTGATCCAAACAGAGGCCGCCAACCCTCAATATCCATCAGCCAATACAATATCCTTGAACACAGGCGCATAAAATGAGACACCAAATAAATTATAAATATGTTGCACCAAATACACGCGAATTTGAACAGATGCAGACATTTGCATCTAGTTTTGACCACAGCATTATACCTGATGCTAACACCAATCTTCATGCTTTCTACAGGGGAGAAACTTGTTTTGGGTATGCAGACTCCGTTTTTGTACCTGTGGTGTACCCAGCATTTCACCCTGCTTTAACGCGACCTCAAGATGTTATTCAGGTAATGAACGACTGGCGTGCATCTACTCAGTGGGCTGGAAAACGAGGTTATATTGGAGTTCCATTTAATAATAACAACGGAAAAGGAAACTTCCCTGAAGAAACAATGAATAAGTTAGGTCTTGAAAGATTAAACAGAGAGATATACTCTCCTTTCTAATTATGGGCGGACAATCCTCAAGTTACTCACCTCCAATGCCATCGACTTATGCGACGATGGCACAGCTTGGAAATCAAGGAGCCGCAACTACTGGTGCGCTACAGGACTATAATATGCTTCTTACAACAGGAGCAAAAATTCCTTTACAGCCATTCACACCTGACATTTTTGGAGGTGGGGGAGCGGCTACTCAGGCAGGAATGATCTCTGCCGTCGATGCTTTTAAGAATAAACAACTTGAACAGCAACAGAATGCGCCAGCCGCCGCCGCGAGAGAAAACCTCATGCAGGCCGCTCAAGATTATACCTCTCCTGATTATTGGAATAAACAGATGGCGCAGTACGCCAAAACAACTGGCCTTCAAAGCCAACTTGCTTCTGGACTGGGCGACAGCACAATCGGAAAATCTGCTTTATTTGATCAAGCTACCGCCCAAGGACAGGCATTTAAGAATGCAAATCTTGGAGCCGCTCAAGGCATCATTGGAGCCGCCCCTACAGGCGGTTATATTGACCCTGCTTCAGCAATTTCTGCACAACAAGCCGCTCAAGCGCGGAATGCCCAATCCAGAGGTAAATTTGTTGGTAGCGTTCTTCAAGGGGCGCAGGCAAACCAACAATCTACCACAGATGCAATTAATCAATTGATGGGATCTACCTCTCAAGGAATTAATTCATGGCAACAAAATTGGCAAAACAATGATCAAATGAATATGAATAAATCCGCACAAAATGCCGCTGGAGCAAATGCATCAACTGGTGGAATGGTTCAGGGTGGAGCAACAATTGCCGCCGCCGCCGCCGTAGTTGCCGCTCTATAATGAAGTTTAAGTTGGAGGGAGCGCAACGCGCTTGCTCTCCTGAAGATACAATAAGTAGGATGAAGCCATTTTTTGAAATGGCTGGTATCACTAGGGTTGCTGACATTACTGGATTAGACAGGATTGGAATACCAGTTGCCCAATGCATAAGACCTGATGCAGTATCACTGGTAGTAGATTCAGGGAAGGGTTATACCAAAATTCAGGCAAGATGCAGTGCTATTATGGAGGGATTTGAAAGACATATAGCCGAAACTGCAAACATAGAATCCATAGATACATCAGAGTCTAATTTGTTAAATTCCGAAACCAGATTTCCAATGTTTAATGGTGCGCCATACATAAAAGATGTGTCTATTAAATGGACTACTGCAAAGACCATTTATTCACAAAAAGAAACCTTCGTCCCATTGAATTGTGTAAAAATGATACCAAGGAATTCTTTGCAAAGTATGTTGTCGGCAAATTTTTCATCTAATAGCAATGGACTTTCTAGTGGAAACACACTTGAGGAGGCCATCTGCGGTGGGCTTTATGAAGTGATAGAAAGGGATCAGGTAACTAGGGTTTTCTGTAATCCTAAATTAGGATCAGTAGTCGATATTGATTTAATACAGGATGAACATCTAAACACATTGATAGAAAAAATAAAATCAAAGGATGTAAATGTAATATTATTTGATTGTACTGGTGACATTGGACTTCCAACATATATGTGTTACTTATGGGACAATGAGAGAGGTAACGCGCTGTGCAGGGGATACGCCGCGCATCTTAACCCTGTAGTAGCCCAAAGCAGGGCAATATGTGAGGCAATACAAGGAAGGGTAGTTTGGATCGCAGGTAGCCGCGATGATATTACGCACGAAAAATTTGTAGCATCTAAGAATGATGACACTATTGAAATGGTTGATTCATTGAAAAATTGGAAACCCAAAAAACATATAGAAAGATATGATATGAGCGGAAATCTATTTTCAGATGACATTGCAAAGATACTTTCATTACTGGAAAAAGCAGGCATTCCTGAACCATTGATATGCGAATTCCAGCACCAGTATCCTTGTAGCGCGGTAAGGATTATGATCCCAACACTTGAAGGGTATTACAATAACTTCATCCAGCGTGGAGCGCGTTCTGTGGCATGAAAATATTTATTGGGCCAACAGGAATCGGAATAGAAAAAGAGTTATCTGAATTTGATGTGATGCCGCCAGCCCAGCAGGGTGACATTGCCTCTGTAGCTTTGGAAGGGGCAACAACTATAATTCTAATTGATGGATACTTTTCTCAACATCTGTCGCCTTGGCATAAAGAAATTATATTTGCGATTGAAAAAGGTTGTAGGGTAATAGGTGCTGGGTCATTGGGGGCATTGCGAGCAGTAGAATGTGAGAGGTATGGAATGGAATTGGCTGGTGATATTGCACAATGGTACAAGGATGGAATTTGCATCGATGACTCTGATGTCGCGCTAGCTCATGCGTGCAAAGAAGATGGATACATGAATCTTTCTGTTCCTCTTGTAAATATTCTTTCTACCTGCATTTCATTAAAAATTGAATATGATCAAATAATAGAAAAATGCAGGTCGATCTTTTATATGGAAAGGAGTTGGAAGCGACTTGAAATTGAACTTGGAGATGATTATTTCAAAATAAAGAAAAATTACATTAACCAGAAGCAACTTGATACATTAGAGGCCATAAAATTAGCTAAAACGCCAAAGATAGTAGATCGTGAATCACCAAAAAATCTAATGGGTAGGCATTTTATGGCAATGCTACTAAACGATGTGCCAAAAAACGGAATCAGGCCATATGAGACAGCAAAGTTAAGAAAAGAAGCCGCCGACTTCTTTTTACTTACAGAATTTGCTCTTGCATTAGGAGTTACTGCTACTAAAAACGAAATAATTGCGGCGTCTAAAGAAATGTGGATTAAGTCAGGAGTAACTTCACAAGATGAATCAATTAAATGGTTATCTGCTAATAATGTCACTGAAGAGCAGTGGAATATGTTTGCACTCAGGACAGCAATCAGGAACGCCGCCGCAAATTGGCTTGACTCTGCAAGCGGAGGTTGCGACCTTATACCTTTAACAAACCAATATCAAACTCTAACTTTTAAGAATTAATATGGGTGGTTCTCCAACAGACTACAATTCAAATAATTCTACACCTTTGCGTTTTAGCGGAGGTGGCCCTTCCCCAGTGCAATCTCAACCAACCCAACCTTGGCAGGTTCAAAGCACGCACCCAGAGGCAATTGCTCAAGGAGCCGCAACTGGTATAAGTAACGGAATTTCTCTTGGCATGGGTTTAGGTGGATCAAAAGGCGGCTCACAACAGCCAAACTCTACTGGAGGGTATGACACTCAACAGCAAGCCCAAGCCGCCGCTCCGAATGCGGCTGGATACACTAATGTTCAAGGAGTAGGATGGGTTCCACAAGCACAGGGCGTAAATTATCAGCCAGATCAAATGCAAAGAATGTATGGCTATAATTATGGCAATATGTAATCACAACCAATAACTGAATAATATTATGGGAGGAGGCTCAACAGGATCAAACCAAGCGCAATCTGACTCAGCCAATCAAATGGCTCAAGAGCAGATGTGGATAGGATATTTGCAACAACAGCAACAACAACAAGCGGCGATGCAAGCCGCCGCCATGAAAACACAACAGCAGGCGATTAAAGACGCGCAGATCAACGCTTCCCAAAGTTCACAATTGGAAGGCGCACAACGCGCACAGCAACAGCTTGGTCTTCAAAATTCATTTCAGCAGGCACAGGATGCAACTGCTATGAATAATCTAAAGACTGCTACGGCAAACGCACCTACAGGAGGTGCTTTTAACTTAAACCTTGGTCAGCAAACACAACTTTCTAACCTTGGAGCCGCTGGAGGACTTCCTCCAACCGCCGCAAATCAAGCTGGTAGCATGATGCCAACGATCAATCCTGCGGCTACTAATGCCGCAAATCTTGGCACTGGAATGAGGAACCAAATCCAAAGCCCAGCCGTAGGCAAAACCTTGGGAGGATACTAAAGTTTATGGCTATGTCACTCGACACAGGTGGAGTAGCTTTTACGCCTGCTGTTCCAAATGATGACTCCCAAGCCGTTGCTTTAGCAGGACTTAAACCCATCTCTTTTCAACCTGTAGCATCGCCGCTTCAATTACAGCCGCTTGCAGGTTGGTCAATGCCATCCTCTCACCCTGAATATGTTTCTCAAGGGATTAGCGCAGGACTGAGTGCAATTGGTCAAGGGATTACCGCCGCTTTTACAGCAAAAAAATCAAAAGATAGAGAAGATAAATTACTTAAAGATAAGTACGCACATGAAATTGAGGTTGCCAAAATTCGCAAAGGTGTAGGAGGAGCAGGTGGTAGTTCATATATTGACGACCAAGGAAACGCATCTATTCCTGCTGGTGCTACACAGCAAAACGAGAACGGAGAGTTCACTGACGACCAAGGCAATGTGATCACACCTGAACAGGCTGGTCAGATGTCAGATCCAAACGGAATTACTTCCGATCAGGTAAGTGAAGTTCGCGACAGGATGAAGGCATCAATGCCAGATTCGGAATTCCAAAAGATAAAAAACAAGTTTCAGCCCAATTTTCTTCAGGATGAAACATTCAAATACAAACCAGAATTTGGTGCTAAAAAATCCAACATCCAAGTATCTCCAAAAGCACTTGGTTCAACTGCTCCAATAAGTGAAGATAATTATGTCAGTTCAGTACGCAATCCTATTCCTGATATAAAGGCTGGGTGGGATTATATTTCCGATAAAGCAACTCGCTTTGGAAATTTAGAAAATGCCAGCAGGATGCAATATGTTGCTGACACGCAGGCTGGAAGGACTCCACAGAATGCAGGTGTTTTTTCCAACATCAAAGCAGTATTCTCTAAACCTGCTCCATCGTATGCTGACAGGATTACACTTGATCAATCACCTGCTCCTGTAAACCAACAATACACGACGGCAAGTAATTATGCCTCGCCACAGCCAGAGCCAACACCAAACCCATTCTATAGTGGGCCATTTGATTTCGCTCCTGCACCACAGCAAGGTCAGACATTTGGAAATGAGATTCCTGTCACAGCAAATCCACCAGAGGAAGGCAAACCACAAACCTACAACCTTGGTCACGCTGGAACACCTGAAGGAGTTCATGAAATACAAGCACAAGGCATTATGCAGGACAGGCCGAAGACTGGCCCATACAGGACGATTGAGGCCGCTCAAAGAGAAGCCGAAAAACACTATGCAGGTTTTGAGCCTAATGGTGAGGTAACTTGGAGTAGGCTTGATCATGGCTATATTGTAAAGAGACCTCCGATCAAGCAGTACCGCTTGGCTCAGATACAAAAGGCAGACATGGCTGGATTGGCTTACCAGAACGAGCAATACAACAAAGATCAGGATGTGACCAAGATCAGGTCACAGCATCGCCTCCTAAATGGATTCCTTTCCGCATATCAGTCAGGCGACCAAAATCCATCTACACGCAACATCTCCGACCTTGACTTGATTGACAACTATATCGCTTTCGCTCGCGGAGCAGGTTCAGTTACTGGCGGCGGAGTTGCCGTAACTGAGAACCAGTACAACGAGATAAAGAAAAGCAAATCGGTTCCTCTTTCGTTGCAGGCTGGTATTGAGCGTGTATTTAACGGCGAGATGCTTACCAAGCCAGAGCGTGATACTATGCTCAAGACCATGCTTGAGGCGTACAACAATCAGGCTCGCATCGTGAACCAAGGCACAAAGCAGATGCGCGAGAGCCTGAAGTATACCAACAGGAACTTGCCAGAAGCCTTGATGCCTCACGAATTCCAATTACTCCGTAGCCAGACAGAGATTGAGCATGATAAGAACAAGAGTGCGAAGCTGGCTGATAAACTAGAGGCAGAGATTGAAAAACTTCCTGAAGGATCTCAATTAAGGCTTGAAAAAATGAGTGAATACCAGAATCTCATTCAGAACCTAAAACAATTAGGTAGGGAGCATTCTATGGTTACAAAAAACGGCGGCATTCCATTAAATCTTAGTGATCTTGAAGAGCAATCTCTGGAGAAATCTGCTGGATGGCGTCAAGGTTTATTTCCAAAGGGTGCTATCATTGGCGGTGGAGATGCCGACGAGTCTGGCTCAACTGGTGGGCAATAATTAGTCATGTCATCAGCCGCTGAAGCCGCTTTTGCAGAGGGTCAGGCAAATGAATTGCCTGCGTTTGCTCCTGATCAGTCCGCTCCTAAACCAGAAGGTGCAGAGAAGCCCAGCAAGAAGCTATCAGCCGCCGAAGCCGCATTCGCTGAAGGTCAGGGAATAGCTCCTGAACAAGAAGAGATTTCTTTTGCTGAGAAGCTCAAGACGACGCCTTATGAAAAGCTGTCTAAACTCCAGCAAGATCGACTGACTACATTCACTACTCCTGAAGAGATAGCGCAGATCCCAAAGCACATTCCCAAGACTGACGAACAACTTCGCACGCAGTTTGAGCATGAGCGTAGCCTCCCTTGGAATGAGGGAATGAGGACGCCAGAAGACTGGTACAACATCGGAAAAGAAGTTATCGGAACTGGCGTCAAGTTTGCAAAAGGAGCGAAAAAATACGCAGAAGAAAGCCTGTTCTCAGAAGCCGATAAAGATCCATCAGGATGGGGACACCCCAGCATCCAGCCCACAAAAGACCTTGTTTCCAGCGCGGTTCAGCTTCCTGAAGATGTCGCGTACTTTGGCACAAAGCTAGCTGAAGGAGGAACTGACTGGACTGATCGACTGAGCGAGAAATTCGGACTTCACGACAAGGAAAAGAGTTTTGAGAACTATAAGGCACGCTACATGGTGGACATGGCGCACGCTCAGACCCTGCAAGAGACGCCTTCGGTATATGGTCGCGTACTCAAGAACGAAATGGCTAACAAAGCCTTGTCTGCGGTCATCCTGAACAGCCTTCCTGACACCAAGACCATCATGGAGCAGGATGGAATCACCGAAGAGCAGGCGAAGGCAAAACGCCAATCGATGGCGGATCAGATCGCCCAGCAGACCACATCTCAAGCCGCCGCAGAGGAGAAAGCCGCTGACGAGGACATCGCGCTCACTGGCTCATTCATAATGCCAGCAGGACTTGGTCTAGGCGAGATGGGAGCAGTTGGACTAGCCGCAGAAACGGCGATGGGGTTAACTCCTAAGATCGCACAGGGTCTGAAGTATCTTGGAAAGACTGACGCCGAAATCAAGGCGATGAACGACGCCGCGCAAGCGTTGCAGAAACAGAAATTTGCGGAAAAATTAGAAAAGAGGCAACAGCCATCAATGGTTGGTCGCACCGCAGGCGCAATTGCCGAGGGTGTTGACAAGCTAAAGGCACTTGGAGAAGCCGCGCCAGAGGGACTGAAAAAAGTCCTTCCTGTCGGCGTTGGTGCTATCGCTGGGTATGAGACCGACAAGGAACACCCATTATTTGGGGCGTTGGTAGGCGGTGCTGTAGGTCATGGAGCCGCTCCATTGCTAAAACTTGGCGCGTATGCCGCCAAAGCTCCTGCATTGATCAGGGACATCGACGAGGCTCGCGCGATAGCGGCTGGTGGTAGCAAGGGTACATTTGAAACGCTTGGATCACTACCTGATGTCAGCGAATCGACCGCCAAAATCCTGAGATTCGGCGGAAAGAATTTAGATAGCATCATCAATAATTCCGTTGAGTACGCGAAGGCTGGCATTCACCCAACATTGATAGCACTTGGTACTGGCGCACTTGATTCGGCGTCGCCAGAAGAAAGGAACCAGATGCTATCGACTGGATTGCTGTACGGCGTAGGAGGAAGGGCGTTGCACCATGTCCTTGGTAAAATCACAGGCGTTGACCCTGTGGTAGAACAGCGTGAACGCCAACAGCAGGCAGTAGACGATTACAAGACATACAAGAGCCTTGATCCTGAGACCCAGAAGACCATGAACGGCCTGACTAGCTGGGACAATGTGATCAAGCGTCACGAAAAGATGGTTTCTGAAGCGTATGCGGCTTACAACGATGCTGTCCGTTCAGGCAGTAAGGATGCAGAAAAGCTGGGTAAAGCTCTCAACGAAGAGAAGAAGACGCTGTCCGCCGTAACGCGAGCCAATGTCCAAACACGCAACGAATTTAGCCGCCAGTTCCTGACTCAGCTTACCAAGCTGAACGAACTTACCAACGGAACGCTACGCGCAGGACAGAACAATGTCGGCGTCCACATCCTAACACCTGACCAGATTTTTGCTAAGTTCAGGCAAGACCCTGCCAACAATGGCATGACAGATGCCGAGGTAATGGAGACCGCTAACCAGCAGGGGTTCTATAGCACGCCAGAGGGAGCCGTAGAGTATCAGGCAGGGATGCCAATGGGTGGCGAAAAGAAGCCGTTGATCTTTGATCGCACGAAGCCATCAATCGTCATAAACGCGAATCACCTGAAGGCTCGCCAACAGATATTTGGAGAGACTCCGATTGAGGCACTCACGCACGAATTCGGTCACCACATCCGTAACATCCCTGAGTTCAGGGAGGCTAATAAGGACGCCGAAGACCTGCTATTCAGCCAAGAAATCAAGGATCTGAACGGAAATGTAACGGCTACAACATCTGGCAAGTACAGCACCAAGGACTTGGTGGATATGTACCAGAACAACTACATGAGAGGCAAAAGCCCAGAGCAGTTTGAACAGCTTTCTAAGCTGGCTGGCCTGTGGGACGAAACGCGCGGCGCGCTCAATGAGCAGGCTGTTGCCACCTACATGAAGGACGAGATCATCGCGCAACTCAACGCTGGCACGCTTTCAAACCACCTTGGCAAGGATCTGGACTCAGCAACGCTCCATTTAATGGATCTGGCTACCATCAAGACCAAGAAAAACCTGCTCGACAAGGCGGTTCAAAAGTTCTTTGGACTGGGCGGAAAAGGCAGTCCTGTAGACCCTCTCACAGGGGCGGAGTTCTCCCCAGAGGTACTAGCCGCCAATAGGCAGGCCATACGCGCTCTACAAGCCTTGCAGGGCGAGGTTTCGCCTGCGGTAAAGGCTCCAGACGCACCGAAGATCAGCAGGGCGTTGATGATCAAGAACCGCGCCATCATGGAGAAGTACGGAAAGTACAGCGGACTCTTCAAGACCAAGATGCAGGGACAGGTCTACGACGCCGCAGGAAACCCTGTAGGCGCACCTGTTGACATTACCAACCCTGCCGCCGCAGAAGGCGCATGGGCGACTGACAGACAGCTTTCTGGCTACGGACAGAAGCCTGATGAGGTTCAGGGAATGGCAATACCTGATGGCGGCAAGCTAGTCGTCAGCAAGGCATTCGTTACCGAGGCAGACGGCGTCACGCCTGCGATGTATACGCCAGCGGAGGCCAAGAAGCTACAAAAGGCTCGCAAGGACACCATCATGCAGGCACTGAACACGCCTGATGAGGGAACTCCTAACAGATTTCAGCCTGTAGCAGACAACTCAGAAACATGGCGCGGAACATTCACGCCGCTACAGATTCAGGCTATCAAAGACCTGCCAGAGGGCATCATTCCCAAGTCGATCAAGGATCATATTCTCAAAATCAACGACGCAATTGTCAGGGGCGATGGATCTCGTATGCTTGTGGACTATGCCGCCGTCATGAACGACGCAGGTAAGTACACGGCTTACTCACCAAAGGTTTACGATGTGGTTCCCATCGGAATGCACCTCTCCAAGGACGGAAATTTCCTTGTTACTACAATTTCTGTCGGCAGGATGTTTGAGAAGCTAAACGCATGGAGCCAGCGGATGCCTGCGCGACTATCACCTTGGGGCGGTGACAAGAACGCATTCTTCAAGGAGTTCACCGAGAAGTACCTCCAGAACTGGCAGAATGGACTCGCAGGAGAGACTGGACTGGCTGGTACGCCTGCCGAGGCACTAGCAAAGAAGAACATCTTTAACGACTTCCTCAACCTGACGACCAACGACTTCAGGGGATTGAACGAAGATCGCACTAGGACACCTCGCAGGCGCGGTGATGTGCGCGGAAAGGACATTGATCGCACGATCATGTCAATGCGCTTGGATCACATGGCGGAGTTGATGGACAACGAACACGCGCCGAAGGTTCCTGTGGACTACGGAAAGGCGATAAGGAATTTCATGCCTGATGTTGCTGTTGTTCCAGAGCGATATACTGGCACAGGATCAGAGGGTGAGGAACGCAGGGGTAAATATGTGGCGACTACTGGCATCCAGTTCATGCCTGCCTCTGCCGAGATCCGCGAGGAGGGAACGCCTCAACACCTTGAGTTCTGGAACCGCGAGCTAGAGAACAGCGGCATCAAAGACAAGCCTGCCACAATGGCGGCTCTGGATAAATGGATTCATAGTCATGTAAAAGAAAAATATTCATTGCTACAAACAAACTTTAGGCAACCTGTAGAAAAACAAACTCTTTTCCCCAAAATAGACCCAGAAAAGATCAAGAACTACTACCAGAAGGTAGTTCGTAACGCTACTCCTGCACAGGCCGCAGACTTCCCCCCAGACTGGCTTCGTATCCGCAACATGAGTCAGGAGGAGTTCAACAGGTCATTTGATCAGGACAAGGTAGATCAGATCACGCAGTTCAGGGTAAATGCTCTTGCAAATAGTGTTAACTATTTGTTGGGTGAGATGAAAGAATCATCACGCCAACCAGAATACTCTGTTCAATACCAATCAGGAGAATATGGAGGTTTTGCTGTATTAAAGGATGGTAAAGTAGAAGAAATACATCCATCACTTCAATCTGCTGAAAGGGCAATCGAAAGAGAACAAATCCAAGGCTCTTACACTCCAGCCGAAGTAGCCGCCATTCTAAACGCCTCATCCAAGTTTAGGATTAACGCTGGCTACAACGAAGAGGGCGAGATGGTTCCGCTCATCCAGAACATCAGCAACGGAAACGAGGCTGTTCCCAACGAGGTTTCAGGCGCAACCGCTTCAAAGATTGCGGAGTATATGCGCCAAGGGATGTCATCAAAAGACGCCTACACAAAAGGCGTATTTGATGTGATTAAAGCTCGCGCCGAAAAGCGCGGAGTTTACACAGGTTGGAAGAAGTATGATCAGTCATCCGACATGGGTCAGGCAGAGAAGTTGAACGCAGACTGCGCTGGCACTGGATGGTGTACAGGTGGATCTGTAGGAACTGCGAATAGCCATCTTACTGGTGGTGACTTCTATCTGTACTTTGACGAGGGAAGTCCTCAAATAGCAATACGCACAGAGAATGGAGAAATTGCTGAAGTCAGAGGAACAGGAAAAGCCCAGAATATTACTGCGCCACAATATGACGCAGAAGCAGAGAAATTTATTCTTGGTGGAGAAGGCCCAACTGGAGGAGACAAATACCTCCATGATAGGAATTTTAGGAAAATGGCTGTTGAAATAATAAAAACAGGCGTTTTGCCAGTAGACGCATACAAATATTATGATCAAAATGGAGTTTTTTACCCACCATCACCAAAGCAAAGAGACTATGGAAATGGATTTGAGCAAGAATACCTTCAACCATTTATTGATAATGCACCTAAAACTGAAGACATTCTTGATAAAAATGGAAACCTGTTAACTGGCCTTGTGTGGACTCCAGAAGACCCAAATAATAATAAATACAAAAATGTTTCTGGAAAAATAATGGTGCGTGTTGATAAGAGAAATGGCGAAACATTTGAACTTCCATATTTGGAAAGCGCAGGAGAAATACTTACTGCAAATATCACAAATGTATATCTTCCAAACCTAAAAAAAGTAGGAGCAATTGGAGGAGATTCTGCTGGAGAAGTTAATCTTCCATTACTTAAAGAATCTGGGAATGTTTGGTTTTATTACGCAAATAAAATAAACCTGCCTCAATTAGAAACAGCAAGTCGAATACATATTTCTCACGCTAATGATTTAATAGTTCCAAAACTTAAAACTGCTAAAAGTATTGAATTTGGATCGCAGACCAGAATGGCGGATAATAAAAATGTTGATTTTTCTTCACTAGAAAAAGTTACTACACTAGATATAAGAGGCCCATCTCAAGTTGCTGTTCCGAAACTTGAAAAAGTAAAAAATATTGATTTATCACTTGTTACTGCATTTATTGCACCAAAACTTGAATCAATTGATACTGCATATTTTGGAAACACTAAAATTGTTTATGCGCCAGAAGTATCAATTAGATTAATGTATTCAGTTAAGGGCATAAATGAATTTATTGGAAGGAGAAGTACGCTTCTTGATATTGTACGCGAATGGAAGCGAGCAAACCCTGCTGACCTTTCTGACGATCCATTTTATTATACAGACCCAGAAGGAAATAAATATAATTTTGCAAACCAGCGTGACTTCAAAAACATCTTTGATGTTATTGATGGCAAGGAAGTCCCATCCAAAATTACAGAGCCATACGCAGGAACAAACGAGAAGATTGTTTCTGCTGTTATTACAACGCCACAGGGTAAAGTTGAAAAAGAGGGTGCTACCCACCTTGAACTACAAGGCCCAAATGCACCAAAAGACCCTTTTGACAGAGAGGGAAAATGGTGGAAGTTCAGAACATACAATCCGCATGGCGCGCCTCGCGTTGTTGATCGTAGGGAGGCATTCAGCATTGCAGAGCAGAATGGTCAGCTAAAGAAGCCAGAGACTCTTGAAGACCAAGTAAACTATGATCGCGGTGTTCTGCACAGCGACATGGTGAATTATGCACGCGATGGCGACACAGGCATCCAGTTCATGCCTGCGGATGAGGAGTATACTAATGAACAAAAAACAAGGAATGATTTAGTAAGAAAATATGATGATCTTATCAAAAGCCAATCTTCTAAAGGATCTTCTGTTGTTTATCATCAACCTCCAGAAAAAGATGCTGAAGGAGATGTAATTAGTAATGAACTTTGGGTTGTATCTTCTCCTAAAAATGAAAGAGAATCAATTATAACAAAAAACGATGATGGTTTATTTGATGTCTCCAAGGGAGAAGATGGGATGTTTTATGACCACAAAACTTTAGAAGATGCCATGAGTCAAGCAAGGCATTATGTTGAATCTGCTCCATCAAGTGATCAGCATAATCTTCAGCGAGACGCAAGAAGTGAAATAATGGAAGAGATACATATTCCTTCCGATATGCTGTTAAAAGAAGTAAGAGACACAGCAAATGACAGCATTTATTATCGCGTTGATCACATCCTGACACGCGACGAAGAAGGAGATCCAGATGATGTTGAAACCTATAAAATATCCATCCGAAATCACGATCCATCACCATTTAGGGAATTGGAATTTGGGAAAAATGATTATTGGGTAGAAGTTCCCAAAAACCCATCTCCAAAGGATATGGCTGATGCTGTCTCTAAAGTGGAGAAATGGCTAGAGAACCAAAGCAACATCAACTTCATGCCGTCCAGCGAGCTTCCAAAGACCGAGGACGGAAAGGTAGACTGGGAATCGTTCAAGACTAAGACGCTGGAGACTGCCAAGCCGCTGGCGAACCTCGCGCCGCTAGGTGGCATCAGCTTCAAGCCTGCACAGGAAATTGAACTTGATAAGCCTGATGCAGTTCAAAAGGCAGGAGTTTCCACAAAACTTCCAAAGAATGTGCCAGCAAGTGGTCACTACACCATTGCGATGCAACCCACAGATGACGGCAGGGAAGTTCAATACCAAGTAGACCCAAAATCCACAATCACTCCAAAAGTTGGTTCTATCGAAGACATCGACGGCGAACAAGTTGGTATGCTAGAGGCAGATAGGCACACAACTCGCGGCGACAACATGGGCGGCCCATTGCACCCATTCCTGATCTCCAATCAAGTTATTGCACGCCTACTTGATGGGCGCGGATTTAAGCCAGTGTGGGCAAATATGAATTCTGCGTTTGTTACGAGAGCAAAGAATATCATAACCAACACAACTAGTGGTCGAGCCTTGATCCAAATCATGAAAGAGCAGGCTCACAAGAGCAACCGCAAGTTCGTTCAGGACATCATGCAGGAGATTGACAGCACAAAGAAAAACCTTTCCGCTGACGAAAAAGACGCTCTCCATGTCATTCTTGAACTAGGTGCTAAAAACCCTGCCAAGCACTTAGCTCGCGTGACGAAGGCCGCAAAGCTATTGAAGGATGGCGAGATCACACAGGGCGAGTTTGAGCTTATCAAGAGCCAAAACGCCGACAAGATTGAGAAGTACGGCCCACAGGTTGATTTCCTTAAAAAGCTGGGAACCATGAAATCAATGGCGACTAAGGGCAACAGAGCAGGGTTTGATAATGCATTCAAGGCTCACAATGACCAATTCAAGAATCAAGACTGGTACAAGAAGATCGTAAACAAGTACAAGAACACGACATTCCAAGACGAGGCATCCAGATTCACTTTTGTGGAACGAGGATCGGCTATGAGTCGTCTTGATGGTATTCCCTTTGCTCCACCCATCGGAAAGCGTTTGGCGGAGTCTATGGACTTCAGGGGCGGAAAGAACCTTGACCTAGTAGCGTCTGTTCAACTCTCTAAAGATCCTGACGCATTTGCCATCTACACAGGAAACGATCCGAAACAAGAGGCCAAGATGAGCGAAAATGAAAGATTCCTACGCGATCAGTTTATGAAAGATCCTAACTTCAGGAAACACCCATCATATGACTGGATGATGCTTGGGCCTGAAAACGCAGACAATTTTATCCTTGAGAAACCAGTCGATCCTATGTCATTGTTCCCTGATTATGCCAAGAATCACCCAAAGGAATCCGTAAGGAACGGAACTAAGGAAACGATTGTTGGAACAATGAAAAAATCCAAAATTCCTCTCATAATAAACACCAAAAAATAACATGAATATACTTGTAACTGATAAAGAGGAAGGCCCAGAAGGATGGACATCGATTCCTGTAAACGATGTTAATGTCTTTTATGATCCTAAGACCACCGACGAAGCAGTTATCAATAGGATGACTGAAGATTTTGCCAATGGTGATATGGATGAGATGTACGAAAATGCCGATTTTGACCTACCAACTGACCGAGAATAACTATGCCACTACGCCTTTGCTCCTCCCAGAATTGTTTTAACCGAAATGTCTCCGCCGAGGTGAAGGCAGGTAAGCCTATTAAACAAAGTTTAGCCATCGCTTACTCACAACAACGCAAGGCTAAGTCGAAGGGCAAATAATTTATGGCAACTGAAATTCCTCGCAAAGAAGACCTAAAAGACATCAGTGATGCTGTCTGTATGTTCGTAGATCATGGTCTTTTCATCTCTCAGGCACTTCGTCTAGCTCAAGACTTCAAGAAGGTATATGTCTATACGCCTTGGGAAACGGCGTTTCCTAAAATGACATCACAAGTTGGACTTGGATACGATGAATTAGAGGTCGTAGATAGCATTTTTGGGCCTTGGTTTTCTGAAATAGATGTATTTGTATTTCCTGACATCAATTCTGGACATTTACAGCAGTACCTAGCAGACCAAGGAAAAGCCGTTTGGGGGTGCAAACTAGGTGAATGTCTTGAACTTGAGCGTGAAGGCTGTAAGGAAATACTAAAGGCTTTAGACCTTCCTGTGGGTAAATACACCCATGTAAAAGGAATGGATAATCTTCGTTTGTTTTTGCAAGAAAATGATGGGAAAACGCATTTTTGCAAATTGAATAAGTGGAGAGGCACATTTGAGACATTCGGATGTACTCATTACAAAGATGTTGAGCCTAAACTTGATGAGATTGAGCATAAAATTGGGCCTCTAAAACACATCATGGAATTCACCATTGAGGAGGATCTACCTGATCGTGTCGAAGTAGGTACAGATGGCTTTGTAATCGACGGCAAACAGCCTTCTCAGCTTATGGCTGGAATTGAGGTAAAGGATCTGTGCTATGTAGGAAAGTTCCTTAAATATTCCGACCTTCCAGAACCTGTTCGTCGCTTCAATGACCGCATGGAGCCTGTTTTCAAAGCGTATGGATACCGAGGTTGGATGTCATCCGAGGTGAGAATTGGAGCGGATATGGAGCCTTACATGATCGATGGATGTATGAGATCGCCATCGCCTCCAAATGAACTTTGGCAACTGGTCTATTCCAATTTCTCCGAGATAATTTATTACGGCGCGCATGGAATCATGGTTGATCCAGAGCCTACAGCTACATACGGAGCCGAGATTCTTATTCATAGTTCATGGGCATCTGGAAACTGGCAACCTGTAAACATTGAACCAGAGGTTCGCGAGTTTGTGAAGTTACGCAATTCAATGAAAATTAAAGGAAGGGAATACATTTCTCCAATGGGTGATGGACTTCCAGAAATTGGTGCTGTTGTTGGATTGTCTAATAAATCAATCGAAGATGCCATTGACCAAGCATTCAAGAATGCCGAGGGAGTAAGTGGTTACTATATCGACATTCCAAAGGCTTCTACTGAAACCGCTCTTGAGCAAATTGAAAAGCTGGAAGAGTTGGGGTTGAATTATTTCAAGGATGAAAAATCCGAATAATCCTCCAGAAAATCCGCCATCTCCGCGCCGCGAAGAGGACATACCTCCGTACAAATGAGAATCGACATCAAGGCCGTCGATCCATCCGTAGTAAGATATTCTACGGCAGGTGACTGGTGGTGGAATGGCGATGGCTCCCTGCAAATCTCAGTACCTGAGTACGGAAGCCGCAATAGCAGTTTCCTAGTCGCCCTGCATGAGATGGTGGAGGCATGGCTATGCCGCGCCGCGCACATCACCGAGGCAGAAGTTCTCAAGTGGGATCTTGATCACCCAGACAGCGATGAGCCAGCGGAGGAAAAAGGCTCGCCGTACATTCACCAACACAACACCGCGCTCAAGGTTGAGAAGATTGTGGCGAAGGCACTTGGCATCGATTTTGATCGGCATGACCACTGGGTTGTCAACGCCGCCGCAGAGGTCGATAGACATCTCGACAGCGGAGTTCCTGTGGCTCGCATCACGAAGGAAGGTTCTCGGTACTGGGCTGAGTTGCACTTATTCGCGTTGCGCGTCAGCGGTGAAAATCACTGCCATGATTATTGGCTCACCGAGTGGATGCGCTCACTGCCATTTGAGGGATGCCCATGCGAGCAACACCTGAAAGATTTTGTGCGATTGAATCCTCCTGACTGGAGTGACTTTTTCAAGTGGTCTGTGGATCTTCACAACGCCGTGAACGCGCGAATTGGGCGGCTCACGATTGATGTCGAGATGGCGAAAAAGATGTGGTTGGATCGTCAATTCTGACGGCATGACTGGCTGTGGAGCCAGTGTTTATGCGGCTCAAAATAATTGTTGACGAATCATCGGTTGGGTTATAGGATG